CCTCCTCGGACTCTTTCTCCGTCGTCATGGCGGCAATGGAGTCCAGAACGATCGTCACGGTCTTGTCCGAATCCTTCTCCCGCACCTTGTCGATAATGCGTTCGATGATGTTGAACACTTGCTCGACTCGGTGCTCCTGGACAAGAATGAAGCCTTCATGCGGCTTCACGCCAATCACTTGCAAGAAGTCCGGGTCGATGGCGTTTTCGGTGTCGATGTAGACGCCGATGCCTCCCTTTTGCTGCGTGTTGGCGATAATGTGGCTGGCAAGCAGGCTCTTCCCCGAGCCCGAGGGCCCGTGAAGCTCCATGATTTTGCCAACCGGAGCGCCGCCACCACGGCGATTGCTAATGATTGCATCCAGAACTGTGGATCCGGTACTCACCCAGTCCTGGACTTCCGTCGGGCTGTCCTCGTCGTCCATATAGAACGCGATTTTTCGCCCGGTATCGCTGGTTTGGTTTAGCGACTGCTTGATAGTGCTTGCTAGTGCGTCAGAATCAGCCATTGACTGTCCGTTAATTTGTGAGAGAAAAAGCAGGTGAGGAGTTGCGTCCCCACCTGCTTCTTGTGATTTCACTCAAATGCAAGTGCTACTCGTCGAGGTAGCTTTCGAGCTCGTCAGCAAGCTCGTCTGCATCCGGAGCATCTTCCTGGCTATCGTCGTTAGACGCGGAGCCGTTGCCGCTGGAAGCAGAACCGTTGCTGGTGGAAGGCGCGGACTCGCCTCGGGCTTGCGCCTGGTACTTCTCGAGGTCGAAGTCTGCCTTTTGGAACTGCTTCAGCTTCTCCTCTAGCTCCTCGGCCTCAGCAATCTTGTCGTCGAACACGTTCTCGATCTTCTCCTGATCGTTGAAGATCTTGTTGAGCGTGCTCTTGTCTTCCGCGACCGGGCTGGACCTGTAGACAAGGTCGATTTCGGTTTTCGGGAAGTTGGTGTCAGACTGCTGCCGCGGGATGTAGGTAAGCTTGATGTCGTTCCCTTCCGCGGGGTCGATAAAGTTAGGGAAGTCATCGTCTTCAAGCCACTTCAGCAGCTGGCGGAAGATTGTGACTCCGAATCCATAGAACCGCGTGCCGAGGTTTTCCTCGCCTCGAACGACAACCGGAGCGTACGTCCGGGTCTTCGGCATAAGCTTCTTGCTCAGCTTGTAGTTTTCTTCGCCTCCGGCCTCGCGAAGCTCTTGGGCGAAATCAAGGATCGGGTCTTCGTTGCCGAAGCTTGCCGGGCTGATGATGCTTGGGCCCGGAAGGTCGTAGTACCACTGCAGCTCGACGAACGGAAATTCTTTGTCGTACTTATACGGAACGACGCGGATCTTTTGGTCGCCGGCGTCGGGCTTCCACAGGTTCTTGTCGCGCTTGCTGACGTTGTTGATTTTAGACAGCTTGTTCTTGACGCGATCGAGATTGATGTTCGTACCGTCCATAGGTATGGTAGGGTTAAGGTTAATGTAAGGGTTGAGAGTTAGGGTTATAGGTTGAAAACGGTGAGCACCTGGCGGCGCCCGGATGCCGAACCGGCCACTATCCGTGGCTGCACGGCCCTCTAATTTCAACCACCCTTATATAGGGGTGAGCAGGGACTGTATTTGGCTTCTAAGGCAAGGTTTATGCAAAGAAAAAGCGCCCTTGCCTTTTGCAGGCAGGGCGCTTTTTGCGGTGCCGATATGTAACGCAATTCAGTCTTCGCCGCGCCAGTCCTCACGGCCGAGGTACTGGTCTTTCAAGCTGGCGCAAAATGCCTCGGGATTATCAAACCCGTCCTCGTCCTCCATTTTTTCCACGCACTTGGTGAAAAAGCCTTCGGTGTCGTCCTTCGTTTGGCCGGTCAGGCTTCGCGCAAACGACTCCAGGCTATCCTGATCCCAACCCGGCGGCAAGTCTTCGAACCCAGTATACGGATTTTCTTCGTGGATCTGCGTTTCGGCAAGAAGCCCCTGGTCTCGGAGGATTTGACGTGCGCGATCACGGGTATCGTCATACACAAACGCGACAACGTGGCGCCCGTCGGCTGTGCGAAAAGCGCTGTGATAATCCGCACGGGCGCGGTCCAGGACTTCACGTGCTCGGTCTGAGTCCTTAACATAGAGCCTGCGGTCTGCAGGCTCCTGGCTTCCCGTGCGGCTGAAGTCGATTGTGGAGTAATCGAGCTCGCGCAAAAGCTCTTCGCGAACAAGTTTTCGGACGGTAGACTCAGATACAGTCATGTTAATTGACTACGCTTTTGAGGTATTTCAGTACGGATTCCGGATTGGTAGACCTAATGTCAAACGTCCGGATCGTTCTCTTGCGGTTGAAACCAGGTTGCGCGCGAGGCTTGCCTTCCTTCTCCAGTACCTTTTGCTCTCCGCCTTGCAGCTTGTAGATGAAGTATCGCTCCTCTGCGACCGGGTCCTTAATGGGCTCACCCAACATGTTCTGGCTGGGGTAGTCGTCGCGGGGTTCGCGCCGCCTGTACATAAGCAGGATCCTGTCGTCAAAACGTTGTGTAGTCCAATTCGGCTCGTTTTTGGTTAGGGACTTGAACTTCCGCGCTTTTTTGTTTAGCTTGAGACCGGACTTGAAAAGGCCGATAGCGCCTCGGGTTACTCCCTTCACATCCAGATTGTTTTTGAGCAGGTCTATAATCTCTTTTGCATCGCCGTGCTTCGGCGCCATTTTCGCAGCCCTTTCGACAGTAGCTGTGAACTTGTTGGCAAGCGTCACGTAATCCAGACCCGCGCGCGAGCTTGAGCGCGCATCGCTTGCTTTATCAAGCTTTTGGATGAGGTTCCTTAGTGGTTTCACATAGCCTTCGTCCAGGCGCTGAATTTCTTCGCGAATGACTTGTCGTAGTTGTCGCTCTCTCATGATAGGTGTTTACTTACTTACTTACTTGTTGATTTCGTAAATCCTGTGCAAGTTGGTGTGAACCTGCTTGAGATCGCCGTAGCTAGTCAGCAAGATGCGGTTTTCGAACTCCTGCCAGGGAATTGAATATGAGGTATCGAGCTCGCCGTCGTTCAAAGTACGGATGAGCTCGTTGAGCGCGTTGATCGTGAAGATCGTGTTGGTGTCGCGCTTGCGGTGAACGCTAATCGTATCGCTTAGCTTTCGGTTGTCGCCTTCCTTGTCGATGTTGTATGTGCAGAAGAGCTCGTTAATGTCTTCCTCGTTCTCCAGCACAAAAATCTTTCCGAACGCGACGTCGTAATGGTCTTGGATGTTTTCTAGCGTTTGCTCCAAGTCGCCAGCATTCGTAAAGGTACATAGCAATTGCGTCTTCACCGCACTATCATATTCACTTGGGTTTGTCCGTATTTAAGTAGCTTAAAATTGGATTTGAACATCAGCGTTACCTTCGACCTCGTAGCCGAAGAACTCCATAAGCGCATCCAGGCCTTTGTCAGCCGCTCGGCGAACAAACTTGATGAATCGTCCAGCAATTCGCTTCGCCGTGTTCATAACGGTTTGCTGGATAAACTCAAACACCTTGCGGGCTATTGCTTTGATGCTTTGGCCGGCCTTCCGGACATAATCCATCACGCCCTCGTTCATCAGCACTTGCTCCCGAAGCCCTGCAATTTTGTCAGCAGCCCGGTTAGTTTCTTGCTCGGTAATAGCTGTAAGGGCGGACTGGTACATCGGCTGTGACTCCACGTCTTCGGTGATGGTTGCCATGCGAAAAGACGTATAGCGCTTTGTTTTGCCTTTGAACGACGTCTCGATGCTCACCTTACCCGAATACTGCCTGGACCAATCAATGTCGATGTCTTGCCAACGCAAAGTACCTTCAAATTGATCGAACACCAGAACTTTATTGGCTGCGCCTGCCGAATACGCGTTGGGGTTAGGCTCGCCCGTAAACTTATAGACGCCGGAAGCTGCCTCAAATACGCACCACTTCAAGAACTCAGGGTTGCCCTCAAAGAGCTGCCGAAACCTGGACTGGATCTCGCGGTGGTTAATAGAACCCTCGATTGCCTTTAGGTAAACATCCGAAATTTCATCGTTCTCACGAACCTGCTGTTCCACCCACGACACAAATTGGTCGGTGGATGGCGCCACGTCTTCCACCAGGTCTTCACGCCAGTTTCCTCGGCGCGCTTTAAGGTTAAACAGGCGAAGCTCTGCCGTTACATGGTCTTCGAGCTCACTTCCCGAAAGCTGGCGGATTTCGGACATGCGTTTTTCCTCCCACATACCGCTCAGCTTGTTTTTGATCGTGCTGATGTTGAGGTCGCTAGCAAACTTGGAAAACTTGTTCTCGACGATACCAAGCACCTCGTCCGCCACCTCTTTTTTTGCAGGCGAGTCCTCGCGTTCGAAAAACTCTTTGGCGGCTTGGAACACGCCCTGCGTTTCCTCCGGGCCGCCGCTCATGAGCTGAGACCTGCCGCTTTTTTTGAGGCTAATGCGGTAGTTTTGGCCCGCATACATATCGGTCTTTGGAACTTTGCGCTGGTTCGGCCACTTGCTGGACACGTCGAAGTCAATGTCGCCTCCTCCGCCTCCGACTTGCTGCATGGAATCTCCCATTTGCGGCAAGTCTTCAATAACTTTTCGTCCGGCATCCACAATTGGCTCGTAAATGCCTTCAACATCGGAGGGTTCCATTCCCGCGGCACGAATCGCCTCGTCTTTTTCCATGCCCTGCGATTCGTTGTATGCAATTGCAATACCGGCTTCGAAGTCATCAGCGCTTGGGCTACCGCCTTGACCACTTAGCTTAAAGCCGTATCCTTTGGAGTTACCCTCTTCATCAAGCAATTGCACCCAAAGCGACATATAGCTATCGCTTTTGACAGTGTTTGCCATACCCCCGGGATAATCTGACTCCGTTCCGTCCAACTGGTTTCCAGCGGTTGTGTAAAGCTCGGCCCTCGCGTCCGGATACAGGTTTGAAAAATATGTTTCAACGTGATCGCGAATTCGCCTCAAAAAGTCCGGATTGCCGGCCTCCAAAACATACAGAACGCGATCGGACTTTGGTTGGTCAGCAGTTAAAAAGTCCCCATCTTCCAGGGCGTCGCGAACATCATCTTCAAAGTCCGACTTGCTGGGAAAATCCACGTCCTCGGCAAGGAGAGCTTCAACTTGCATTCGAGCCACATCCGCCGGCACGTGTTCGGCCAAAACGTGTTCGAGCACATGTAGCTTTTGCTTGTCGGACGTATCGGGGGTGCCATCGTCCAGGCGAAGCGCCCACTCGCGAATAACTTCCTCTGTAAACTGTTCCATCACGTTAGGTTTGCGTAGTTTTTGCCCCAGTCAAGCGACATAGGGTACTTTCCGTTAAAGCTTAGTGCGTGTCGTGCGGTGTCCTCAACCTCAGCCTCGGCTCCCTTCGGGACGTCCAGCAAAAAGCTGTCAAACGTATAGAGACAGATCACGGGCCGGTCCAAACTTTTTTGTGCCCGACGAAGCGCGGTTAATGCGACTTCGGTTTCGTAGCTTTGGATGAGGTAGTTCAGGACTTTATTGGGCGTGGGGTTGTTGATGCCTCGGATTTTCCGGCCCACGCCGAGCGTGCGAACAAATCCCTGGTCATTATATAGCTTCCACTTCCTTTCCACCATGCGCTGGACGTGCTGGAAGAACTCAAACTGCAGCGCTTCCTCGGAGATTCCGTTATACAGCCACAAAAACGTCTGCTTCTTCGACGCCACATATTCCTCGGCGTCCAGCTCGGCTTTATCGAAGTAGCGGCGCCCGAGATGTTTGTGCACGCTGCCCTCACCGAACTCATACCCGGTTTTTTCAGCAAGCAGTCGCAGGTGGAAGGCGTCGTAATCCAGCTCTGCCAGCTTCCCGTTCTCGAACCTACTCACAAAGGGATCTCGCTCCTCGCCTTTTTCCAGGCCGGCGTAATTGACTCGCCCAAACGCGTTGCTAGGCCTTCCCGTGGCGGTGAACATGCTGTAGTGCGGGTAAACAAACCCACGTTTCACCTGCGCGTCTTTGTCGCCGAACCGCTCGTGAAAACGGCCCTCGTCCACGGCTAACCCACTGGATTCTAGTCCGGCCAGAGCGCGCTGAAAGCCCATGTAGTAACTGAACTCAACGCTACGAGCAAAATCCAGCGATCTCACGCGCTCAGCTTCCTGGCGCAGCTGCTCGGCAAGCATGAACACCGGCGTGTGCCAGAGCTTGTTGGTTGCTGCGGATATTACACATTCCGGCTTTAGCGAAAACTCCGGGTCTTCGCCCTCCCACCAAAACGCTAGCCCCGCATCCACAACCTGTGCCGAGGTGTCACCCACGGACTGCAAGAACTCTTTGAAATCCGGAACAACAAAGACTGAGTCCTCTGCACCAGCCAGCACACCGAACGCGCTCTCAGGCGCTCTCTGAACCTCGTGATGATTGCGGGCGACGACAAATTCTTGCCCGGATTCCAGGCAACAAATATAAACAAACGAAAGCTCGCCCGGAACCGGGTGATCGGTTTTAGATTTCCGGACGGGGCGGACATAACACGCGGATCCACGGACAGCCTGCTTAAGCTTTTGCGCGGCGGCGCCGTTTTCAACAAATATCATCTCCTGCGCCAGTATTGAAGCGGGTCATCGAGAATTTTGGATAGGCCGGGAAGGTCTTCTTCATACAGCTCCACCAAATTCGTATTGGTTTCGCGGACGCCTGAGCGAATGGGATATCCCAGGCTATTAGTCTTAGTGTCTTTGGGCCCGACAAGTTTCCACTTAATTTCCCGGCCGCGGTAAACGCTTTGTGAAATTCCTTGCTCGGGCTGTTCGAAGTACCTGAACTGATTGCGGTTGATTTCAAACGGCAAACTGTCCTTCGGCCGTTTCCGCTGCAAGAAGTAGCGGTACATGAAGCCGCGGTTATAGTCTTCAGGTCCGGGCTCGGGCTGCTTGGGCACGGGGTCGCGCTTTTGAAACACGGAGTCGTAGGCGCCGCGAAGCCCGATGGACTGGTAGAGTTCGACGAGATCGCTCATTCTCTGAACAGGTTTTTGGTTCTGAACTGGCCGTCCACGGATGTGGTCCAGTCGTCGGTTGTTATTTCGTGGCTGACGTTTTTGACCATAAACAGCCCCTCGCCCAAAAAGTCGGGGATGTTCGCAACTTGAAAAGCCTGGTATTTGTACAGGCCGCCGATTCCTTTAAGCTCGAAGCTGCAGTCGATGGGAAGGTTTTTGTTGGCATTCACGGGGCTGTCTTCGTCCGTGTCTTTTCGGAGCCCCTGCTTGATTTCCCTGGCCTTTTCAGGCGTAGCCTGCAGGTTTTTGAACCCATCAATCCGCACGTAGCCGAAATTTTCCGGAAGCTCCTCGAACTTGGTCGGGTCCTTGTCAAACAACTCCTCCTTGTCGGGATTGCCAACTTCTTCCACAAGTTGTCTAGCCGCATTTTCACCAGGTGTTCGACGGGGCTCGGCCTTATTCTCTTTGTCTCTAGGCATTACCGGGTCTTCGATTCGACCGAAAAGGTTTGTGATGCCGGGGTTTTTGCCGTTAACCTGGTGGTTTTTATCTCTGCCCTCGTCGCTGACCATCGACCCGATCATAATTTCGCTTTTGAGGAGGTCGTCTAGCTCGGTCTCGATGGTAAAACTCTTGACAATGCTGTCGGTTGTAAATGGGCGAAACTCGAAGGGCTGTTGGTTGTCTACAATGCCAGTGGCGTTTCGGTCCACGAACTTCAGGTTGTTTCCTTCCTGGCGAACCTGCCAGTCCCATATGTTGTAACACGCCGCGCTGCACTTTTCCAGCACGTCCAACATGCAGTCGGCAATGCTCGAATTTTTCTTCCGTTCCAAGGAGTCGATAATCGTTTGTTTGGACACGTAGAGGTTGTATAGCTTGCCGCGTTTTGGGCTATCGGAATCCGCGTTTTTTGTGAATCCACGGAGCTCGTCGCCATTGGGCATGATGGTGTCGCGTGGAACAACAACACACGTTTTTGCGTCTCCGCTAAGCAACTCCGGATAGTAGGATGCAAGCGAGTCCGAGCTGTCAAAATTCAGGACGTCTTGGCCCTTGGCTTCCGTGGACCTATATGCCACGAACTTGTTCAAAAGCTGCTTTTCCACGGCCTCCCAACTCAAAAACTCGGTCTCGCCAACCGCAGCCCAGTTTCCAGTTCCCACATCGCTTCTGCCGATTTCGTCAATATTTGCAGGCGGTTCGTCTTCGGACACTGACTTTCCCATTCGCTCGGCAACAAACTCGTACAGCGACGGCTTTTTCTCGTCGCCCTCGTTATCGTTGACCCGAACCTTTTGTGTCGACGCCTTAAGCGCGACAATGCTTTGCGGGACGCCTGTAACTTCCGTTGTGCACGAAAAGCTGCCGTCGTCATTATAGTCGATGTTGAAGCCGCCGATCTTTCCGACGTAAATGTCGTAGTTTCCGCCGCCGCGGATTTTGCGTTCGATTGTCGGGTGCTTGGGTGTGCCGTTAAGTGTATACACAGGACCGTCCTCGCCGCTGCCCTTCGGCTTGTTGCGAAAGAGGTCGCGCTTGGCTTCCAGATCGCTAATATCGGTAACGGCGCCCAGTTGGTCTCGGGTGATGGACGACCACCCCATTTCCAGAATAACGCTAATTCCAGGCGTAAAAAAGTACGGAGCAAGTCGCTCGATCTGCTGAAGCGTGTATGCCTTCCACTCCACGCTAAACTCCAAGTCGTCGCCGTTTTGCGACACGGACGCGGACATAGCACCGGGTTCCGGCCTTGCGGCTTCTCCTGGGCCAAATGAATACTGGCCGAAAAACCCGGCGGGGATGTCCCCGTCGAACCCTTGCTCATTCACCGAGTCCGGTCCGAACACGCCTCCCATAAGCGCCTGTCCGTTTTCCTGGCCCTCGGGGTTCGCCGTGGACGTGAACCGGAACCACGCGGACTTTGGTTGCTGTGCCTTAACGCGGTCGTTTCTGCGCTCCCTCAGGTTTTCGACAATTGGAGCTGGAATGTCTTGTAACGTAAGTGCCATAAGCTATCGGTTGGCTTCTCGAAGTTTATCAAGTGCAAGCCCTGCAGACCGGGGGATTTGAAGTTGTTGTCCAGGCTCCAAGATCCAGGAATCGCCATCCAGTTTGTTGGCGCGAGCGATCACCCACCAGAGCGAGGTGTCGCCATAATACTCTTGCGCCAAAAGGTCCAGACGGTCGCCGGACTCTGTTCTTATTGTTGTTGTAGCGCCTTGGGTAAGCTCGTCGGCAGTTGGGTAGCGCGTAGTTTCCTGAACGCGCCCTCGGGCTTCGTCCTGAATAGTATCGGTGCTCTGATATCTCATCGGTCGGTGATGAAGTCTGCATCAATAAAGTCGTCGCCTGTTCGCGGAAGGTCCTCCTCGATGATCGTGTAACTGATGCTCACGTCCACACCTTTTGTGAGCTGCCGACCCTGCCTGGTCTCCCACGGGTAGTCGTCGCTGAGGTCGAAGTCCAGGCTCTCGATGAACCCGAACTGGCGGCGCATAACGTCCCCGATTGTAAGCTGCGCAAACGGCGCCACCATGTACGCTCCTCCGCCCCGAAGCTCGCTGAAGAAAGCGGGGTAGACCATCCCCTGAAGGTAGTTGATCTTTTGCCACATGCCCTCGAAAGCAGTTTCGGACTCGGCGAATGCCTTGAAGCTAAAGTCCACGCTTCGGCTAGCGCCTCCGTAAATATGATAGTTCTCGGGGCGGCCGACGTATTTTTCGCTGCTCCACTCCACGTTGTGGCTAATTGACAACCCCTCAA